GATGCCCTCATTGTCTATCATGTTTTTGGTTGATAGACATTTTATACCTTCCACTTTCTCCATTATTTTTTTGAATTCCATAAAAAATACCTCCTTTAATGGAAGTATATGTCAATTCATTACATTATATATGTAACAATATCATTTTTTATATTTGCTTGCGAAAAATTTTATACTATCGAGTATCTGATTTGCAAATTCGATTTTTTCATTATCGCTCATTCTTTCGATATCATATCCTCCGAATGCTGCAACCTGAGGATGTTCGATGAATATTTTAGCAGCTCCTTCTACAGTGCTGATTGTATGATTATTATCTGACTCTACACTACTGATTCTGGCTTGTTTTAAAAGCTCGTCGCAATCAATATCAAGAACATTGCATAGTGCATCCAAGGTTTCTATGTCTATCCGTACTTCGCCAGTTTCATATCTTTGTATAGTTTTCTTTGTTTTACCGATTCTTTTACCTACTTCTTCTAAACTGTATTTATGTTTGGTTCTTGCGTCTTTTAATTTTAATCCGATGTATTTGTAAAACTCATAATCTAAGTATGACATATAAAGTACCTCCTTTAATTATATCTATATATTAACACAAAAATGACACAACACAACAAAAAAATGATAAAATGTGTCTTTTTCTTGACACATCAATGGAATGATGTTATTCTTTATGTGTCATTTAAAAGACACGGAGGTGATTAAATGCCAATGATGACCATTGCTGAAGCAAGACGTTTGAGAAATATAAGTCAAGAAGAAATGGCTAAATCTATCGGATGCTCTTTCTCAGCATATAGATGCAAGGAAAAGTATGTTACTTTAATGAATTCTAATGAAGTAGCAGACTTTCTCAGAAAAACTGGACTAGATTATAAAGATGTGCAGTTTTCTCGCCCAAATCGTGTCGTAAAAAAGACACAAAAGGAGGTGACTTTATGAACGACCCTTTAGATTATCCATTTCTTGGTTACAAGGATATTATGCTTGTTTTAGGCAACGCATGCTCCAAAAATACAGCCTACGCAATTATGGACGAGTTGGAGAATGCAAAAGACGAAGATGGAAACCCGCTGATTGACAAAACGAGGATACCTCCATTCCCTGTGCGAGTTGTGCCTACTGAGATTTTCTGCAAGCGTTACAACATTAAGCGTCGGAAAAAGAAAGTAGAGCAGGAAAGGAAGTGAGTGAGATGGATGAAAAAAAGACCTATCAAGAAGATAGATCTGTAGAGAGTCAACTGAAAGAATGCAGATGTGTAGCAGATATGATTTTTTTGCTGGCTCAGGCAGTCGATGCCATACACAATCGCACAGAACGTACAAAAGGTATACAGTCCTCATTTATGACTGACTCCAAGGAAATTGCAAGAATCGTAGCACCATTCACAGCACGTGAGTTATCTCTAAGTAAACCAAAGCGAAATATACGTAACGAGTTACTGATTGGTTCTACCAGAAATAGCACACAGTTGTTTGTGGATAGAGTCGAATTAAAAAATGTCACAGACTTTATTATCATGCAGGATAGCGCATCAGAGCCCACAAAGGTAACAGTCACGTTTGAGTGTAACTTAAAGACAGAGACACTTAGTAAAGAAGATATACCCAATATTTCTAATGAGTAAAAATAAGAAAGGAGAAATGATATGGATAATGTGAAAATTTATTCCAAAGACGGAGTTACACATATTTATGTCAATGGAAAAGAGCTTGATTTAGTGAAATACTTCTGTATAAAGCAAACGACAGATGATTCAGCACCATTGATATCGGTTGAATTCTATTCAGATATTGAAATTGAAGGGGAATATCGCCAGCTATCGTCTGCTTTAATAAAGAATCATTCATGAACGATAGGAGCATTTAGGTAAACAGGACATTCGTCAGGATTGTCACATTTTATATGATTCTCCATTTTAGAACACGAAAATCCTGATTTTTTGAATTGTTCTTCACGTGAGCCAAGAATGCGAATCCCTGTGTATTTAACTGCAATGCAAGTGAATTGATTATCGACAGAGCATGTACCATAGCTTTCTTTATAAAAAAATGACATTTTTCCACCCCCTTTCCCAGTATAAGTAAATATTAACACATACAGGGAAAAGGTCAATAAAACAGAAAGGGCTACTCTATGAGAAAAAGAGTATTAAAAAAGATGCTCCACAGACTTGGCGGTCAGAGCATCTAAGGTTAGAACCCTTATAAAAAGATTCATCTTTATTATAAGGGATACAAGAAAATAATTCAATCTTATATCCATTTCTTTTCTGCAATGAGCTAGGCTCATGGAGGAGAAAACAAAATGTTAATGTTTATTATTCAAACGATTTTAATTGCAGCGGTGCTTGCGGTCTTTGTGGGTGCAGGTCTATACAAAGATGATTATGGAGATTTTGCAGGTTGGAAACCTAAAAAGAAGTGTCTTCTTGCATTGATACCATTAGGTATCTGGGTGCTTACACTATCGGTTGCCTTCGTTCCAGCGAACACAGTCGGTGTTAAATGGTCCGCGTTCGGAGGAACATCAGAAACAACGCTTAATGAGGGCGTCACTCTTAAAATACCATTCGCAGACAAAATTTATATGATTCCGACCACAGTGCAGGAAAGAACAGTTAAAAATGTATCTGTCCAAACCAAAGATGCACAATTTATCAAAATGGAAGTTAACGTAAAATTTAATGTCAGCAAATCCAACGCCTTTAAAGTCTATAAACGCTATGGCGATATTGACAGCATGAAGCAGAATATTATCGGCAACTATGCACAGAAGTCAGTAGAAACCATTGTCACGCAGTATAACGTGATTGAGGTGCTGGGCGAAAAGAAAAACGAAGTCTATACCAGAGCGACCGCTGATCTAAAAGAGAAGCTTGCAAAAGAAGGCGTGGAACTTACATCACTTACCATTAAAGATATGGATGCCGGTAAAGAAATTGAAGAAGCAATATCCAAAGAAGCTGTAGCAAAGAAGGCTGTCGAAACTGCAAAGCAGGAAAAAGAGAAAGCACAGATTGTTGCTGAGAAAAAGAAAATCGAAGCGCAGGGTGAAGCTGATGCAAACGAGATCAAGACAAGCAAACTGACGGATGCAGTCCTGCGTGAAATGCTCATTAAAAAATGGGACGGCAAACTGCCGAAGGTATCTGGCGGTGACAACATGCTGGATATCACATCATTACTTAAATAATTTAAAAAAGGAAAAGAGCCTAGCTCTTTACAGGGAAGAAATGGCATAAGGGAAAGGACGATATTTTGGAAAAGACAGTTACATTATCTGTTGAAGAATTAAACAACATGATAGACGAAAAAGTGCAGGCAGCGATTGCAAATGCTAAACCAGTGAGAGACGAACGAATGAAAGCTCTGGAAACGCATTTTAGAGAAGAAATATACAATAAAAAGATAGATTTGAATTGGAACACTTCGTGGACTGCTATCAGAACATCGGTAGCGTTAAAGATGGGATACCGTTCAGCATCGAAAGTACCACAGCACCGATATGATGAACTTTTAGAAAACGTAAAGCATGAATCGGAAATAATACTGGAGGTTTTTTCAAAGGAGAATAAAAATGGAATTACAAACATTTAACAGCACGCAATTCGGAGAATTAAGAACAGCCGAAATCGAAGGAAAGATTTATTATTGCGGCAATGATGTTGCCAGAGCATTAGGGTATACAAACTCCAGAAAGGCATTATCAGACCATTGCAGGTATGTAACAAAACGTTACGTACCTCACCCGCAGAATTCTGCAAAGAAAATCGAAATGTCATTCATCCCAGAAGGCGATGTATACCGGCTGACAGCACGAAGCAAGCTGCCACAGGCAGAGAGGTTTGAATCATGGGTATTTGATGAAGTATTGCCACAAATCAATCATACAGGTGGATACAGAGTGCCTCAGAATCCAATGGAAGCATTACAACTTATGTTTGATGCTCAGAGGAATACAGATATGCGTGTAACTAATCTGAAAGAAGATGTGGACAATCGTTTTAAGGACTTACCTTTAGTTGGTGATGAGCCAGAAGAAATTGTATCAGAAGTAAACGCGATTGCTTTAAAGCTATTGGGCGGTAAAAAATCAAATGCCTATAGCGACAAATCACTAAGAGCGAGAGTGTACCAGGATATATGGCATGAGGTGAAACACAAATTCGGTGTGCGAAAGTACAAAGCTATCAAACGTAAATACATGCCGAATGTGAAAGCGGTATTGGAAGCATATACATGTCCACAGAATTTGCTGGAAGAAATATTGGCAGTAAATCAACAGGGTGAAGCATCATGTGGGAATACATAGTAATCGGTCATGCAGTATTAACAATATACCTGGTTATCAGTATGTACAACACGCTGTGCATGGGAGTTATATGCGACCCGGTAGTATTGTTGGAGGCACATCATGAAAACCATCTATAACCGCATGGATCCAGACCACTACGATGATGAGTGGCAGCTGTCAGCAGACGAGCTGGCAGACCTGCAGGCGGAAGATGCAGAAGCTAAGAAAGAAGAAAGGATTACAGAATATGAATGACATCATGAAAAAGGTCATTGTATGTCCCAAGTGTGGGAAACAGGAATATTACGGTATGCTGCACTGGAGAGACGGAAAAGAAATGTGTCGTAAATGTATCTATGACGTGTGGGAAAGTGAAGGACCTTGGAGAAGAACCCCAAGTGATGAAGTTTTCCCGATCTACGAGGATGGCAAAGATTACACACTTATGACAGCTACTGAGCGTAGCACAAAATCAACACAAGAAATATTTTAAGGAGGAAGAGATATGTTACCAGCAATAAAAGTCTGGAAAATGGACTACAGTTTTATCATCAAGAATTATCTTAACCCTGCATTATGGCAGAAAACATGGACGCTGTTTGAGTATAAGGATTTTGTCATCACTATCAAATTGACAATAATTGAAACGGAAAATATGAGAATTGTGTTTCGCCTGAACCTGCGGGACAACAGTAGACCGAATACATGGGGAGATCAAGAGGATGTATCATATTCCCTCAAAGGCAGCAGTATCAAATTTCTTATTAAAAACATAAACGGAGCTATATTCAGAATGATCAGTTATCACGAAAGGAACCATGTGCTTGAAGATTTACCCGTATATATAGATGCTAAACAGCAGGGTGATATCGAAATAGAGAAATTAACTGTCTTAGCATCCGAATTTTTGGACGACGAAGGCGTTACAAACGAGGAAATTAGAGAGGCGTATATTGACAAGTATGTAGATGATAACAAGCAAAACGATAAATACATTCAGAGGCTACGTAGCGCATACGAATATCATTTACTGACTGACTTTTATCTCGTGTTTGCAGAATCAATAGGTGACGATGCAAAGTATCAAACAGTCATGGATAAGCTGGAAGAGAACGAGATTGAAAATGTCTTAAAAGAAATCAACCAGTATAAGACATACATTGAAACAGACGATTATCAGGAGGAAATGAAAGGCCTTCTGGAAGAAATTTAGGAGGAAAATGTATGAGCAAAGTAATATGTGTTATGGGAGAGAGCGGAAGTGGTAAAACGACCGCAATGCGCAATCTTCCACCGGAAGAAACAGTATATATTGACTGTGATAAAAAAGGTCTCAGCTGGAAAGGCTGGCGCAATGAATACAATGCAGACAATAAGAACTACATGGTCAGCGATGATGCAGACAAAATTATGCGTATGCTTGTCAAAATCAGCGACAAGCGTCCAGAAATCAAATATGTAGTCATTGATACAATCAATGGCATCATGGTGGGCGATGAAATGCGCAGATGCAAAGAAAAAGGCTACGACAAGTGGATGGATCTTGCACAGTGTATATGGAATATGGTGGACACCGCTCCTACGCTGCGCGATGATCTCAATATCATATTTACAGCACATACGCAGACAGAGCGCGATGACAGCGGTTATATGTTTACTCGCATCAAAACGAGCGGAAAAAAGATTGACAAAATCTGTCTTGAAAGCAAATTCACAACCATCCTGAATGCAAAAGCTGCAGGCGGACGCTATGTATTTGAGACACATGCCAAGAACAGTACAGCAAAAACGCCTATGGGAGCATTTGAAGAGGATGAAATTGATAATGACATTATGGAAGTTATCAAAGTATTGGAGGAGTATTGACATGACGAGAAGTTTATATG